CTGATTGGTAGGAGAAAGCAATGGGCATTGCAAAAGTAAAATACCAGTACGGCACTTACAGCGGTACGGTTGAAGTCCAAGCAGACCCTGACGATTACAACTAGGTTGTTACGACAACCAAAGGAGAGAAGAAGATGAAAAAGATGAAAATTAACGAGACAGGGTTTTCCTACACCTTAACCAAAAAAAAGTTCAACTATGAAATCGTGTGGCAATCCTCTGACGGACAGAGCGGCAAGAATTATCTTGGTCGGAGCGTCAACGATTTTGAAGTGGCAAAACATTTCAGAGATGTTTTGGGATTTAAAACAACCTCTGATTATAACAGCCTCGGATGCAGGTAAGGGGGAAGGTGATGAACGCTAATGAGATTTATAACGAGCTTGTTGATTTTTTGGCAGAAAAGGGAATCTCTTCTTCTGACAGAGAAGAGATAATGGAATCGGTTAGAGATTACGCGGAAGTGAGGGTTCGTGATCATGCAGAAGGAAGGAAAGATGAAAACGAAAGAACATGAAAGATTGATGAGGCTTAGGCGTAAGTGTTTCGACAAAGACTGGCACTGCCTTGATTGGGAAAAAGTAGAAGAAATCGACAAATTGATCGATGAAGAAGATGAGCGTATGGAAAGGACTTTCCAGAGGCTTCTTGATAATATTCAGCCGGTAGAGGCGTAAGGAGGACACGATGAAGTGTGAAGTAGACGCAAGGTTTACCTTTAACTGCAAGGTAACAGTTGATGCTGAAACCACAGCTCAAGCGAAGGAGTTCATAAAGAACAACCTCACGGCTTATGGCAGTATCAGATCCACTGATATAGCACGCGGCTTAATCGAATGGGACATCGACGATAATGCGGAAATGTGTCTAGGTAAGGCAAGGGCAAAGAAAGACACTGGAGTTACTGAAACCGACCTTGAACTTAAAATGGCGGTCTAAAATGTCCTACAATCTTTTAACCAAACACAATTATGACTTCTACGAAGTGGCTTCTTGCCTACAGAAAGCAATCCGCAGGGGAGACGCTAAGATTGCCGGCTTTATGGCTTTAGAGCTTTGGGACTCTGGATTTGACCATTATCTCTGGAAACGGCTGTTTACCATATCCGCTGAGGACTGTTGGGGTATTCTCACCAAAGAAATAGAAGCTCTCTGGACAGGGTATAAGCTGGTTAATGATAAGACAGAACCCAAAGGACGTATTTTTATATCCAAAGCCGTGATACTTCTGTGCCAAGCCAAGAAAAGCCGCGATGCCGACCATCTTTCAAACTATGTCTATGACCGCATGGCAGGACTTACCGAACAGGAGATAAACGGGTATATGGCAGAATTGCCCAAGTATGTCGAGATGCCAGGTTATGTCTATGATTGCCACACCATGAGAGGCCGGAAGATGGGAAAGACCAAGGAACAGTTCTTCAAGGAAGAGTATGCCGCTCTGGAGAACAAACAAGCCGGTCTGTTTGATGATTTGATTAAGTAAAAAACGAGATAGGGCTGCTCATAAAAAACATGGGCAGCCCTTTACTTACCGTAAAAATATCCCTTGCGTTTTGTCTGAAATCGGTTTATAACGAAGAATCAACGGGGAAAAACCATGCCAAGAGGCGAACATCCAAATTCTCATAAGGCTCTTACTACTGGGAAAAAATTCTCATCATCATACCAACCTTCTAACAGGGGAAAGAGGAGAGACAGACTCAAGGAGTTCATTGACAAAGAAAGGGTGTCAATGGGCGATCTCAGGGCAATTCTGGATGGTATTATTTGCAGTTATTCGTTTGGCGATCTTGATGCCATACACAATCCTGAATCTGGCAGAGAAGAGTTACCTGTAATAGTAGCGGCGTACATGAAAGCCATTATGACCGACCATAGAAAGGGCACAGTAGATACCATCGAAAGGCTTATAAACAGGGTTCATGGCAAGCCGACAAATACAGTTGACGTGAAGTCAGATAATGGGCTGTCAATAACGTTAATGTCCCCTGAGGAAAGAGACAAGCGCATCGAGGAGCTGCTGAGAAAAGGTGAATCTGGAAAAGGTGCTAAAAAATCTCAACGATGACGAAAAGGCCGAGATGCTGAGCCTTCTTGAACAGAGGGAGCTTGAGAAAGTAACTCCCAAGATGGAGCGGTTCCGTGAGCCATGGCGTATAAAGCTGGCAAAGGGCGGACGTGGAGCCGGCGCTAAGTCATGGTCTTGCGCCTCGCTTCTTGTTCAAAGGGCGCACCGTGAGCCAATACGAGTCGGCTGTTTCCGCGAAGTACAGCGATCTTTGGAAGAGTCATGCTATTCACTTATATGTGATACAATATACCGATTGAGATACCCAGGCTGGACAATTACACGGGATTATATCAATTCGCCTATTGGTTCTCATTTTATTTTTCGCGGCTTAAATGACTTAAAAGCTGCACGTCAAGTAAAGGGACTTGAAGGTTTTCATATATTTTTTTTAGAAGAGGCGTCTGCTTTATCTGATGAATCTATAAGTATGTTGCTTCCAACTCTTCGTGAATCGGGCTCGGAATTATGGGCAATATGGAACCCTGAGACCGACTATGATCCTGTAAATACAAGATTATGGGTTCCTGAACGCGACGACGTACTGCGGATAGATTTAGAGCCCGGCGAGAAAGACAACCCTTATTTTCCTGATGTTCTGAAAGCGGAAATGGAAAATGATTACCGTAATAATCCCGATGAAGCAGAGCATACATGGGGAGGCGCAACCAGAAAACAAGGACAAAATTCTGTTATAAGCAGGGTTAATATTAGGGCTGCAGTAAACCGTGTTGCGGAAGAAACAGAACCTGATGAAATAGGCGTTGATGTGGCCAGGTTTGGCGATGATAAAACTCAGATGTACCGACGGCGCGGCGGTAAAATAATAGATCACAAAGAGTTGGCGAAAAAAGACACTCAGTTTGTCGCAAAAGAAGTATGGGAATTTGCAGGAAGAAACCCGAATATACCAATCAAGGTAGATGATACCGGCGTTGGAGGTGGAGTTACCGATAGACTCAAGGAACTTGGTGCTAAAGTAGTGCCAATAAATTTCGGTGGGTCTCCAAAGGATACAATTAAATATAAAACTGTCGCAGATGAGATGTGGTTTGGTTTTCCTGTTAATGAAGTGAGTATACCTAACGATTCAGAGCTGTTGCAAGAATTGGGTAGTAGGTTGTATGATTATGATGAGATAGGCAGGCGGAGAATAGAATCGAAAAAGAATTATAAAAAACGTTTTGGTAGATCGCCTGACAAAGCGGATGCTCTATTATTGTGTTATTATACACGCGAGAGTACCATGTTTGACGATGAAGCTCGAGGCTTTTTTCACGGATCTGCATAGAACGTAACGGGAGGGGAATAATGGGATTAATTAAAAACGCGGCGGCAAAGTTCTCTGATTTTTGGAAGAGAACAGAAGAGAGGGACTTGTCCAAGCAGACTCGCATATTAGGACCGCAAACACGCAAGATGGACGGCGGCCTTGCGTCTAACGATAAACTCCTGAAAGGCATCTACACCGGCTCGGCTGTGGAATTTGCACTGTCCGCCTACCTGTCAGGCGGCATGACAGACGTGCCGAAAAACATGACTGGGATTCCAGGAGTAATTCCTGATAAAGGACAAGACGACAGGCTCATCAAGGAACTGAACACGCTGATTGTTGACGATTTCCCTGTGCTGGTATCGACTATGCTTACTCAGGGAACTTCATGGCGTTGGGCGCGGTGGAGTGATAAACTGCACCGGATTACATGGGAAGCGATTCCAGACAGCAGTATTACTTCTATCATCATCGACCTCGACACAGGAGAAATATCTGAAATATGGACGAACGAACAGATTGAATACAACAAAGGCGAGATTGCCACAGCGTACACTACACGTAAACGTCACATAACACGAACGATGATCACCGAGGAATGGAAAGGCGAAGTCAACAAAATGGTGCAGTACAAGAACCCGTTCGGCTTCATGCCGATCCCATTCGGGCATAACTGCTACGAAGGTGACTGGCGCGGCAACAGCGTCTTTGGCAGGGTGTTGCGCTGGCTGAGAGCGAACCATGATATTGCGTACAAGCTGATAGAGATATTGTCTGAGTTTACCCCGAAGATAATCCAGACGCTCAAAGATATAAAGGCGTGGATAGTAAACAACACGCCGAAGGGGACAGACCCCAGCAGTTTCACCATTGACCCGTTCGGCCAGAAAATGTTTGTGAATCAGGAGAACGAAAAGACAGAATTCCTGTTCCTGCCAGGTGACGCGACATCGCAGCACATCGCCGCGCTCCAGGATTGCGAGCGGAAGATTATCAAGGGCAGCGGCATCCCCGAACTGTTCTTTGGCGCACTGGCGACCGGCAACTACGCCTCCACCGAAACCGACCGCCTGCTTGCCCTCGATTATGTCCGGGGCATCCGCCGCGAGCTTACCAAAGGCACTCAGGAGATCGTGAACCAGTCGCTCTGTATTCTTGCGTTCATGCGGTTCACCCAGCCGCCGCAGGTTTCTATCCAGTGGGGCAACATCTCCCTGTTATCCGAAGCGCAGAAGGCACAGGTCATGGGCGCTTACGCATCTGCGATAGTTCCATTGTTGGGTAACGGAGCGATTTCGCCGGAGGGCGCGTTCTACTTGACGAAAGAGCTGTACCCTGAATATCCTGCAGAGGACGCGGCGCACTTCATGGCTGGTTTATCTGAAATGATAACACAGCACTCTAGCAAAGTAGGGCAGCCGGCTTTTGACACGAGCGGGATGGGAGGATTCTGATGTACTCATTGGTTGACTTTAAGAACGAAAGATTTGTTAAAAGGAGATTTGTTACAGTTTGGGGAGCTAGGCTATACGCTTTTGTACATCAAATTAGAGAGTATGCTGTGTTTCCACATCAAAGATATGTAACGGATAGCGATGCCGTTTACAGTAAAGGAGTGTTTTAGGGGAATGAGCGCCACATCTCAAAGTAGGGGTCATGCCATCTTTTATAACGGGCATGACGCTTGTATTGGAATTGTTAAGAACACCCAATCTGTTTGTTGTGGACATGGAGTATCGGAAGCGATAGCAATATAAATAATATCATGGGAGGGTTTGATGAAAAGATATAGCGTTCCTCAGCCGAGACCGGATCAACCTAAATTATACGCAGGGGCTGAAAAAGGAAATACTGTCGGAATAATTTTTGTTATCATTGCGGACCTATTTGGGTTTGTTGCAATGATTTATATGGGGCTTCATCAATGAAAAACGGCAAACCTGAAAGAATAAATATTTTAGGTGTTGAATATTCAATCACCTACTGCGAGAAACCGTCTGAGGTTGACTTATTCAAGAGAGAGTCTCTGTGGGGTCAAATAGATTACTGGACGCGGACGATTAGGATTTATGACAATGGGCGGCCTATTCAGGAAATTTGGAAAACCATAATACACGAAGTTTTACACGCTATAGGCGAAGGGCTAAAACTTGAAATCTTTGACAAAGGCGATACTGAAGACAAGGACAAGCATAAAGAGTTGGACATACTTGCGCTGGCGTTAGTTGACACGCTTTTCAGAAACGATTTGATTAAGGTGGAGAATGCAATTAAGTAGGCAGGACTACTTCAAAAAACAACGCGAGCTGAGTAAATCCATTGCTCACGCAGAATTAGAGGCGGCAAGGCGCATTAGAAAAGCAACTCGCGAACTCGTGTTGCCGCTGGTCAGGCAATATGCCGAACAGGGAATGATAACCTATCCCACCGAGGAACTTGCGCGGCAGATCGACCACATCATCAGAGAAGAAGCCGCAAAGCCTGTCGCAGCGGTGCGGAAACTGCAAGACGACATGGAGGCTTCCCTTGCCGAGAAGCTGGGAGTTAGTATCCGCTATCGGCCCAAATACCAGCCCGAATTGCAGGAGAACGTGCGGCAACGCCGGCTTGAAAACGCGAAAGAACCAGTCGGCACTATCATCAAGACACCAGGGCGCGGCTGGGGTTATGGCACTTCGGGCCTGGCCGCTTATCACCGCGATCCGCAGACAGGGAAGATTGTGTGGGACGACCTTCCGCTTGAGTACCAGTTCCGCAAACGCGCCGACTTGTCAGAGCAGGTGTGGAAAGCCGTGGAAGAGCAGGAACAGATGGTCTTTGACGTGATACGCGGAGGCAGGGCTGCCGGCAGGAACGTGAAGGACATTTGCGGAGACCTTGAGCAATTCATCAATTACGGAGACGGCGGAAAGCGAGTGGTAGGACGTTGGATGGGAATGTTCCCGAACACCGAAGAAGGCCGCAGAGAAGCATGGAAGCGCGAGTACCTTACCGCGCACGGAGGGTTGCAGCCGGGGAGCGATGCCGCGAAAGCTCTGTTGCGCCAGCCGGACGCTCAGGCGTGGGTTAAGCAGAAGATGGACGAGACAACGAAGCGTGGCACTCCGCGACTGCCTAGCGCGGTGAGGTCGTATGCAACGAGGTTAGGGAAAGCGGGGCTGGACTATCGGACGATACGAATCGCCAGAACGGAAACGACCGCCCTCGTAGCTATGGAACAGGAGGCAATCGCTGAAAATTCGGACATCTGCACGGGCGAGATGGACTTTGTAATGGAGTGCGGAAGGGATCATTGGAATTGCAACTGCGAACGCTATAGTGAGCAAAGCCCGTGGCGTGTAGACGACCCCGAAAGACCGGAGATTCCGGTCCACCCCTCGTGCGTTTGTGAATGGCGTCCGAGACTGAGAACCGACGAAGAAATACTTGCCGCCCTCCGTGAAGAACTGAAAGAAGAGTTTGAAACAATTGAGGGTACAGAAGAAGGTAGGGAGTGGCAGAGGGATATGCTTGCAAGAATTGATGAGATGGAAGCGGAAGGCGTTACGGTGAAAAGCAACCCTGTTACCCTCAGCTCTTTAACAGATAGCGGAGATGATTCCTGGCAACCAGAAGAAATACAACCTGCTAGTTTAAGGCGGAATGAACCGGCAATCGCAAAGGCGTTAGAGGTAGAGGAAAAGATTAGTAAATACTCAAATGAAGCGGCGGTTATAATTGACCAAAATGGAAACGTTGTATTTGATAATCCGTGGGGAAAGAAAAATGAGGTTAATATTGATCGAAACCTTATAAAGGATAATGTCGTTACCCATAACCATACATCAGGCGGACCATTGTCAGAAGATGATATGACTAAGTTCGTTGCATACGATGCGCAAGAATTCAGAGCCTGTACGCCATCTAATATTAACTTTAGCATAAGGAGGGGAGATGGAAGCATAGATAAAAGAATAGAACATGATTATAATTTAGCAATGGAAAGAATAAGAAATGAGGCAACTTTCGAGGCATTCGGGCATTGTAAAACAGGAGAGGAATACATTACGACTAAAAATAATATAATAAAAGAGAAGGCTAATAAATGGTTGGCTGAAAATGCTATAAAGTATGGCTATATTTATACAGTAGAAGACAGGGAGAGGTGATATGGGCAAGATGGTAACAATTGACGGAGACAACGATAATGAGGCCACTGAAAAACAAGCAAAAGTTTTTGACAGATATTTAAGTGGTGAAATAAGCAAGGAAGATTGCGAACGTATACTAAAAGAAATACAAGACGAAGAAAACAGGCAAATAAAAGAAGAACTGGCAGCCATAAGAGCAGATGCCGAAGGAGAAACCCAATGAGTAACCGCAAAGACAAACAACTCCGCAGGAGCGTGAGAAAAACAGTCAACGACAACTCAAGGCGCTTCCTGCTTGCCATGCTCGGCAGCCCGTTTCTGACTCGGCTGCGCTGGGCAATAACAATAATTTTCAAAATTGGCTATAAGGACTTAATCATCGGAGGGGAAGAATGAAACTATTCGGGAGCGGAAGAATAAGCTTATTGGGTCTTATCAACAACAATATACGGCTGGCTGTCGCAATGTATTGTTTGGCCAACAAGACAGCGGAAAAATTAAAGGCTGTTAAAACTTCCGATGAGCGCGAGGCCATTGTTAAAGATTCGAAATTGAGGCTTGACGCGTTATTATCGAGATACATCGGAGGGGACGATGGAGTTAAGCGAGAAGCTACAGGCTGATATTGCCGCCATTTTCAAGACAGTCAAATACGGTGATATAACATTCCACCTGTCGCCGGAGAGAAAGACGCTCGATTATGACGTGAAAACAACGGGGAAACTGGCGATTGACGATCAGCAAAATAAACAAAATAGTGCTTGACAGAAATTAAAAAATAGGGTTAAAATCAGAATATACGCTGACTGAGATACAGAGGCGCATCTTCCTTCGGGATAGGTGCGCCTTTTTTTATGCCCAAACACGGAGGGGAAAATGGTAAATATATCTATCAACGGCAAGAAAAGTGAACGCGAGTTCGCAAACATGGCTCAGGCCCTTGCCTTTGCCTACCAGAACGGCGAGTGCTATGTCGCCGAGAAACTTGAGCTTGTTAACGACAAGCAGGGCGCGAAGGAGCCTGAGAAGCCGAAAGAAAAACCTGTGGGTACTCCAGTCGGCAATAGCGCTGACGCAAACAAGGAGGCCGCTGTTGATAACCCGGATCAAGCTGTATAACCAATCAACGCGCCTGCGCCTGAAAAACAAGGCTACGCAGGAACTTCCTGCGGTTGAGAAAATCCCGATCCTCATACCGCAGAAAGCCCTTGACGCAATCAAAGTAGATGGCGCGTATGAGTTTGTCGAGGCCGTACAGTATCCCACCGAAGGGACGGGAGGGACGTACACCAAGGACTACTTCCAGTCCGTTCTTGACTACCTGAAACAATATCCCATACCGGGAAGCAAAGACGGTCACGAGGCCCAAGGAGACGACTTCTACACCATCGGCGGCGAATTGCAAGCACAGAGCGAAAAGGACGGTGTTTGCTACTTCCGCATCATGGTTCCGCCTGATGGCTGGAACGGATCCAATTCTGCACTCATCAGGTCGCTTAAAGCCGGTATCCCTGAGCTGTCTATCATCTCCGAAGTTGAGCCTGTTAGGGGAAATGGCGGCGAGGTTTACTTTACAAAAGAATTGGGAAGACCGAGAAACGACATTGTACCGGAAGGCGCGATGGACATAACAGTTGGAAATTCGGTTGATGAAAAAGCAATCATGGCGCTCATTGAACAGGGCGCTGTAGATATGGAAAGCGAGAGCGAAGAGCTTGTTAAAAATGGCAAAGTGTTTCGGAAGGCGGCGGTAAAACTGCAATCGTCCTTATCTGACAAAGCGCTTGCCGGACGGGTCCTGAACGCGATTGCGCAAAAGTCTAAGAATACCAAGGAGAAAAACGGTATGAATAAAGAAGAACTGATTGCAGCCCTTAAAGCGGCTATTGCAAATAATCAGATCACGCTCGAAGAGATCGCCGCGGCGGTGGGGCTTGAAAACAAACTCCGCAACGCCACAGACGAGCAGAGAGCGAAAATCGTCGCGGCTCTCGCGGAAGCATTGGAACTCCCGCCTGAGACACCGCCCGAGGAGCTTCTCAAAGCAGCCAAAGAAGCCTTTGATGAAGTCGAAGCCGCCGCGGAATCTGTCGTGGAAGCGACCGCCAACGAGCTTGCCGAAGGCAAGAAACTCAAGAACGCGGACGGAACCGAGGTTGACAATCCGGTTTACCTGTACGCTATGGCTCAGCTCAAGGGTAAACGTGGCAAGCAGTTGAACAGCGCCAAGGAAGCCCTCAAGACGGATCCGATCATGACTTCTCTGAGGTCAAAACAGGCGGATACCAGAGTCAACGCCAGCGAAGGCGAAAAGTCGGAAAGTAAATCCGGCGAGATCATGGAGGTGTAAGCATGGTGACTTTATTTGAAAAGCGGCCCGTATCGGACCATATTCAGATCGCCGCCTTCCCCGCGAAGAAAGACAAGGGTGAGCTTTGCGTGTTCGGGAGCCTTGTAGGGTTCTCTGATTATAACACAGAAAGCGGCGCCCCGGGGAGCGTGGACGTAGGCAAACAGATCGCCGTGTTTCAGGTGGCCAAGACCGACCTGCCGACGGCGGCAATCGGGGCGGATGTGTACATCGCTTCCGCAGGAACACTTACTGCTACTGCGTCGGGCAATAAATTGCTTGGAACAGTAGTTGCCGTTGGTGGTGATACTTTCGATGTCGCCATAACAGGCTAAAGGAGAGAGCGAATGAAGTTACTTAATGCGGAGGCCATGAGGAAAGACCTCGTTGGCAAGGTGCGGAATATCCGTATCTATAAGGAAAAGGCCACTGAAAGCCTGACAGCTACGGAAACGGAGGCCGCTTACACCAAGACTATAAAGGTCGTTGGGGAGAAGTGGAAGAATAGCGCCGGGCGCGAGAAGCTGCTTCAAGACAGGAAACTGCTTGAGGACAAGGCCCGGCAGCAGATGCAGAATCAACAGATACAGAACGCATCCACCGGCTACGACATGAAGACAATCCAAGAGCTTGCCGGCCTGTACACGATTGACCTCGTGCGTCAGGCCGACGAGTACACGGACTACACTCCTGTACTGTTCAAGGATGTCGTGAACGAAAGTCTGCCGGAAACCTTCAACCTCAGAGATATGATGCCTTACATCGGCAAGGAAGATGATATGATCGGTTCCGGAGACACGGTTCCGCTCATGCAGACTGCTTTGCCTGTTGACGTACCGGTGCAACTCAAGATCAGAGGATTCGGCGATAAAACTACAATGCGCCAGTTAGTGTTCAATCCGTTCCACAAGAACGAATTGATCATCGAGAGCGCGGCGCGGATATTGTCAGACGAAAAAAACAAGGATTCGCTGGGCTCGATATTGGGCGTTACGTTTGACACCGCGCATAAACAGGCCGCTGACACTTCCGGGGCGACATACGATCTCCAGCTTTACAACACCTTGAAATATGGTATCAGAAAAGCGTTGAAGTTGATTTGTAAGCCGCTCAAGAAAGAGGTTGGGCTTTTACGTCATGAGATTTACCTACTGATAAACCCGATGGACGAGGTTGACATTCTGCCGATAGTGAACGGAGCATTGGCAGGTGTCGGAGGCATTCAACAGATTGCCGCTGCGCTTCCCATTGACGGGATAATCCCCTATGGCTGCGGCCTTAACCACGGCATGTTATACGGGAAAGAAACGCTGTCATATCCTGGCGTTCCTCAAGGCAAAGTATACGTGTTCGTCAAAGTTGAATCGTTTGGCGGTTATAGGTTTGTTAAGCGCAATGAAACAATGGAAGTAGGGCGGGGTGATGTTCTCGGCCTTTCTTCTGAGCATAAAGCATGGCACAGGATCAGGGGTATCTTCCCTGACTTTGTGCTTCCCACAACGGAAAGCGGCACTGCTTACGGCGCGACTATTGAGGTAACACTGCCTACCTACACTTAGGCGGCATGGCGGGGAGCAATCCCCGCCTATAATTTTTGGAGGATTTGTGAAAGAAAACTTACAGGCTGTAGACCATCGGATAATCGCCGAGTTGATGGATAATAATCAAAACCAAGACAAAAAAGATCAGCTCATTGGAATGCTTGTGGACTTGCAGCGTATCACTAATGCTGTTCAGGAAAGCCTGTATGAAGAGGTAAAGGGCAAATAATAAACATGGAAATTCCCGCTTGGCTTGATGAAGTAATCCAAGTACGCCGCTCTATAGGCGACCCGGTAACGGGCGATTTTGTCTTTGTAGACGAACTGCCCGAATCATGGCCGTACCAGAACGTAACACACACAACAGGAAACGGCGAGTACTGCTTCTATGACGGCGTAGAGTGGCGGAAACACAGACTGAAAATAGGCGACGCTTATATCAGACTGCTTGCCGAGAAGCATGGGCGCATTGGTGCCGCGATTAAGCTGATTGACACTTTGATCGCGCAGATTGATCCCACTGATTACATCAATTCCGGTAATTCCGGCGGCCAGTCAACGAGCTTCCCGTCCTTGCAGGAGGTTATGAACTATTACACAGTGTTACGCGACATTTTACTTGAGGAACAGGCAAAAGAAGCGGGAATGAACAGCGGGTTAATGCTGGAAACAAAGAAACGTCCTGTTGGCGGGGTTATCGAGAATTATGAATAAGCTTGAGCAGATGCGCCGTGGTATTGAGCGGCTCATCGCCGAAGACAGCGATATTGGTACCATAACCCGCGAAGTTAAAGTTGACAATGGGCGTGGCCAACTTATACCAATAGGTGACTCAACAACGCATAAGGTTGTATGTCGTGTATCGTACCAATCTGGTGGTGTATGGCCAGGCAAGCAGTGGGAAGGAGGGTTAACGATAGATACAAGTCCATTTGTCCTTGCGGGATTTGACGCAAACCTTGAACTTGGCGACAGTTTGGAGTGGCGTGGCAAAAAGTACGCCGTTGGTGTAGTTACGCGCCCTGATAACCACGGAGGCCCTGAGTGTACTCAGGCGCCGCTTGTTGAGGTGAAGTAGTGGCAATTGATGTGCAGGCGGCAGTTGGTCGGGTGCTGGCAAGGTTCCGCGACACTGTATGCGTTAAGTATGCTGCTGAGGCAGAGCAGAGAGCCAAAGATAACAGGCCGTGGACTGACCGTACTGGCGACGCTCGGAAACTACTCAAGGGAAGAGTGATTGATGACGGCGAAACGCTTGGCGTTGCGCTTGCGCACCGGGTTGAATACGGAAAAAGCCTTGAGACAGCGCATGACGGAAAGTATGCGATCTTAAAGCCGACTATTGAGGGCTTGAGGTCGGAGTTTTTTTCTACAGCGCGGAAGTTTTTTGGAGGCAACTGATGACGTATAACACCGCAATTATTAACCGTATCGCGTCAGGCAGCATCAAGAAAGTATTTCTGTTTGGCGATAGTTTTGACCGTCCTAAGGCTTCTTATGTTGTAGTAAAACCAATTGCCGGCGGCGATAGAAAGCTATATCAGATTATCGTCCATGTGGTAATTGGTATGCAAGATGTCTTGGAGAAGTACATTCTCCAAGAACTCTCAGAGCTACTGAAAGAACCATTGGAAGCTGATGGAAAGATGATAACTGTCAGAAGCACAGGCTCGTGGACAGGGCCGTATGTTGACGAAGGAGATAATTCTCTGGCGATGACCAGAGATTTTTATATACCTATTATTTTGTAGTTTTGGAGGAAATTATGATCACAACGAAAAGATTATATGAGTTATTTGAAACAAAGTGGCTCATGGAAAGGCAGAACCCAGGAGGCAAATCGCCTTACTTGCAAGGGTATTTGCTCGGATTTACCGGAATTATCAATATCCTTGAAGCGCTTGATCCAGTAAATAAAAAAGGAATCGTAAAGGTCAAAATTGGCAACGGTGAAGTGCAGACGAAAAATGTAGATTTTTCTACAGCCGATCCAGATGAACTTACGCCGGTAGCGGCTGCCGAAGCTCTTAATGACGCAGGGTTTACTTTGTGTACGTTTAGCGTTGACGATGAAACAGGGAGGCTCATACTGTTACCTGATGACGCATCAATCAAATGGGTGCAGATTTACGGCGACGTGGCGGCTGCGTTGCAGTTTGGAAATTGCCGACTTAACGAAGGCAAGGGCTGTTATATCTGGGCTTCGTTTGACGGCGATCTGAAAAGCGTCGCGGAGACAGAGCAGTGGTCAGAGGATAAAGTCATTGAGAACGACTCTCCAAGGGGGGTGCCGGTTAAATTCACTTCTCCAGGGAAACGCACCGGGACACAGATCGTCCTTACTGATCGCATAAGCTCCCGTGCCGCCAAGCAGATGATAAACGGCGGCAGATGGATCGCCGGCGCAGTGGATAAGCCGGAGGTATACGAACCTCCTGTCGTTGGAACCAATACCGAAACGGGCCGCGTAGACGTGTTCACCTACTCAGAAATCTTTGACAAGAACAACACTACCGAAGGCGATGAAGCGTTTATCCGTGAGCGAATGTATATTGGCTGTGTTGGGAAAACCATCCCATCAGGCGGCGCCGGCAGCCACAAAGATTCTCAGTACACCCTCACGGCAGCAGATTACACTGGAGCAGACGGTAAGGAACACGCATCCCCCCGAGAGAGCGATTTTTCACAAGCTCAGTGGGATGCCATGCAAATGAACGGAGTAATTGTAAGCGATTGGGAGAACGCTTAATTGTTTGAAAGATTAATCGAGACGGCGGTTGAGAAAGCTCTTGACCGCCGCACCGTCCGACCTGACAAGAAACTCACTCTTGAAGGGTATCACCCCTTATCTGAAATCATGGGAGCGTTATACGAATGGCTTTTAATCCCTTTCAGAGGCACGGAGATATTAGTCGAGGTGCGTTATCCGCGATCAACACAGCTTCCTGATGTGGATAAACTCTATAGTGTAATTGAAAATCTCAAGAAAGGTAAAAAGCCGATAAGGCAGGAAATTATCGATGTTATGAACATTCAGGAAATGTGTTGTGAAGCCGTATTGAACCGACCCACCCTTAAAGAGATTAAAGATGCGATTTATGGCAAAGATAATGTATTTGCAAATAACAAAAAGGAATTTGAAGAATTTGACGAGAAACTCAAGAGTGTTAAGAATGACGCGTCGCGGAGAGAATTACAATTAGAAAGAGACAGGCTTGAATTGTTTTGCGGATACATACTTCCCGATGACACAATGGTTACCTTGACTAATATAGCTTTAGGAGTAGACGTATCCGACATAAAAAAACTTACCGAAGAAAAATTAATCATCGCATACAATAAAGCAAGACTGTACAGCGGCAAGCCTTCTGATTTTGTTTCAGGGCTTTTTACTGATGGTGATCGCCAGAACATTGATGATTACGCCACATGGCTTGGAAGTACAGAAGAAGCCAACCGAATAAGGGATAGGGGTAAAAATGTCAGTTGAAGATGCCGGAACGATTGAAGCTGAATTACGCCTCAAACTTACCCAGATGGAACAGGACGCGCTGGAAGCTCAAAGGAAAATGGACGAGCTTGCCGCGAAGCTGAAAGAGAAAGGCAAGGAAGCAGGAGACGGGTTTGCCAATGGGTTTAGTAGCGGTAAAACGAGATATGATGCTTCATTAAAAACAATGCAAGCGAATCTGGCATCACTGGGGCCGTGGGGACAGAGAGCCGGCACGACATTGGCAAACGGCCTTTCAAGACCGGTAATCGCGGCAGTTCCGAAAATGGCTATGGCATTTCGTTCACTACAAGCCGCGATGGGTCCTATCATGATAGTCGTTGGACTTGTTACATCAGCGGTTATGGCAATTAAAGGCTTTGTTGACAAGCAAAACCAAGCGGCGAAGGAAGCGAAGGAGAAACAAGAGGAGCTCAATAAGACTATAGATGATACAAAGAGATTATATCAAAATATGACCAATTCGTTAGGTATGGCTGGGCAGTCTCTTCAAATAGAGGTAAATACAAGAAGATTATCCGGTGAGGCACTAGAGAGGCAAATTGCATCACAAGAAAGATTGCAAAGAATTATTGCAAGTACAGCAGAAGCTATTAGCAATATAGAAGTTGTTAATAGCAATCTTTTAAGGACAAACGTACAAAGGGTTATAGCCGAAAAGTCGATTATACCGGAGCTACAGGCACAGAGACGAATTCTACACGATCAGTGGACAATAGCACAAATGAACGGAGACATAGCGGAAAGAGATGCTATCAGGTTACAGGAAATAGCAAATGACAAAGAGCAAGATTTAGCCAGAGCCCAAGCTGAACTTGAAGCAAGGCAGGCAATATCTGATGTTTTACTAAAACAATATACAACCCTATTGGCATCCGCTGATGCAACCGCTGAAATGAAAGCGGCAGCAGAAAGAACACTTGATGCTTATCAGTCTCAAGTACAATGGGCTCAGGATTATGTAATTACTTGCAGAGAAGCTGTTGAGACAGCGAGGCAAGCGATATTACCGCAGCAACAGCAAAGATCAATTCAAGCGGATATGGCCAAGGCATTAGAAGCGTATTCTGAAAAAATGAGAGAAATTAATGCTCAAAGATCAGCCGGGATGATTGATGAAGAGCAACAAAATAAACAACTGGAATCGGCACGCTCATCGTATCTTGGAGACCTTGTTAAGATACGCGATGCTTATGATGAAGCAGGAAACTCCGCAGGATCAATGAATAAAACCTTAATGTCAACAATTGGCTCACAGAGAGAAATACTAGGATTGGCTGAACAAACACGCAGAGAGGAAGAAAACAGGGAAAAAATAAACGCCTTACTAATTTCTCAAAATGACACCCTTTTACAGCAGGAAATAGAATCGTGGAAAGCAAAAGCCGCCGCTGCCAAAACAGACGCGGAAAGGAATGCCGCGCTTGAAGAGGCAATCTTTTTTGAAAATAGACTTATTGATATACAACGTGAACGAGCATGGAAAGCGATTGAAGAATCCAGAGAATATATCGCCGCATCAGACGATGAGCGGGAAGCCATCCTTTTTAATTTTAACAGAATTACTGCCGGAATGAAAAAAGTATTGGAAGAAGCGGAGAATGGGGTCAGGGAAAAAGGCAGCCTTGTGGAGATATTATTCGGCTCTGAGGAGACCTTCGGGTATATTTCGCAGGCTGGTAATATCCTTACAGATGCTTATGACACTATATCAAATGAGATGTTGGAAATTAGCCGCAAAAAGGCCGATGAAGAAATAGCGATAATTGAAGAGGTACTGGAAAAAAGGCTAAAGGCAATTGAAGATTTACGGAACGCAGAACTCATCGTCGCAGGGTTTTCTGTAGCGAATAACGCTGAAAGCCTGGAAGCACAGCTTGAAGCCGCCAAGCGAACAGGAGACGAGGTGTTGATTTACCTAGCGGAACGGAGGCTTAAAGAGCAGGAGATAAATGACAGATTTGATGATGAAGCCGAGCAGGCGGCTGATGAAGCTGCGAAAAAGAAAGCTGAGATTGAATACAAATTAGCGATACAAGAATACCAGAATAAAATGATTAACGCCATAAATGCTGGAATAATGGCAGTGATAAATGCTTTGGCTAGTCCTGTTCCATGGCCTGTGGCTGTCGGTTTTGGTGCCGCCGCTGGGATTGCAACTGGAACCCAAATATCTTTAATGGCCGCCAACCCCCCTCAGCGCCCGAAGCTCCCAACTTTTGCCGACAGCGGAATAGTGCCTGGTAATAACTACTTCGGAGACAGGGTTCATGCAATGGTGGACTCGGGGGAGCTTATCCTTAATAGGGCGCATCAGGATAATATAGCGAATCAGCTTACTGAGAAAAGCGGCCCTGTTAATGCAACAATCATTATGATGATGGATAGCAGAGAAATTGCTAAAAATACCATTGAATTGGTAAATGACGGTTTTTATACAATAAAAGCAAGGGCGGTGCGATGAACATTTATTATAAAAATGAGAAAGCTATTCTTTCTGCATCGCAACCGGTTGTTGGATCATCTTTACTTAATATCTATGACCCCATGCTTGAATTGCGAACTGATTTTTCAGGAGAATTGGTTACGATAAATGGCATGTATGAGGAAAATATCGCCGCTATAGATTCGCTGTGTATAGGATACACAAACGCTTCCTTGTATGAATTGACGATCAATGAAGAGAAGTTTTCCGGTCGGATAAACGATAAAATTACTGTATTCAATTTTAATGAAATGCTTTACACCGATTCCTTCCAACTCAAGCTGGAAGGAATTAACAATTTATATCTTGGGCTTCTGTTTTTAGGAAAGAAGATTGTGCTGCCGAGGTTTGAGGTCGGACCGGAAATAAGCAAAACGCTTAATAGCGAGAGTTCGCGTTCGTTCGGCGGTCAGGTCTTTGGCATGAGACGCAAAACGCTAAAAAGTTTTGCGGCAAATTTTCCGCGAATTAAATCCTATGAAAAAGAAATTATTGATGAGTATGTCGAAACTGTTCTAAACATTGAACCGCATATCATTGACCCGTATCCAGAGGCAAGGGATAGATTTCCCCCGATGTATGCGACATTGAATACAAATGAAGTATCAATGAAAAAACTTAATGAGCCCGGCTTTTTTTACAGCGGTTCTTTGTCGTGGAAGGAGGCGAGGTAAATGGCTGTAAAAATTTTTGAGCCGGAACCAGATCATGTAAGTATTGATGATTGGCATAAAATTCTTAATAGGACTACTAAGCAGGGCGGCGGGTTTATCTGTATAGAATTGACTAATATTGATAGTACAGAAAAGCCCGAGATCGTAGCAGGCAGCCGGTTGGAAGTGAATGGCGCTTTTTATGAAATAGTATCTAATGAGACAATTCCCGGCACACCTACGACCCCGGCATGGAACAATAATAATTATATTTACACTGAGTTTAAGAACGATGGCAGCCTCGGTTTTATATTCAGTAATTCTCCTCCGGCATGGAACGCCGCGCTTGGTGGTTGGTATTCAGGGAATTGCAGGGCGATTGCGAAGTTTTTCTATGTTGATGGCCAGTACAACGGCAAAGTAATTCTTGACAGTTTCAATGCAATGCAAAACGTGAATACAAAACAAATAGTGCCAAATTCAGGAGGCGTATTAGTATTTTCTCAAGAGCCAGGAAATGCGCCTATTAATACCACAGTTAACGCTATTCCTGGCATGTACCGCTTTCAGGTTCGCGGGGGCTCTTCTGGCAACGGTGGGACCGCTGGAGCTGGTGGGTCCGGCGGGGGCGCAAATGGCAACCCAGGCACAGGCGGGAATTTAGGTGAATCAAGAGACGGAACGTTTATCCATCTTGGAGGAGATATACATATAAAAGTAGGCGCTGATGGCGGAGATGGAGGCAATGGAGGCAATGGAGCAAATGGTTATCATGTTGGTGGTGGTATGGGGGAAGGCGGCGCTGATGTTCCCGGGGCTAATGGAGGAGCAGGCGGCGGCGGCGGCTCAGGAATGGAAAGCGCGATTAATGGAGTAGTTGCACGCGGGGGTTTGCCTGGACAAGGCGGTTTGGGTAATCCTTATAGTACGTCTGGTCAAAATGGAAGTTATGGAATGGGCGGTGACGGTTCAAAGGGAGATGATAACGGGAATGCTGGCCATTTAGGAACTGCCGGAACTAGAGGCAGTGGACTAAAAAGTACGTCTAATGGATATGCGCGAATTTGGCGCGTGGGGTAAGGTGTGGAAGAACTGACCGTCCTTGCGCAGATCGAATATACCAAAGAAAATGCATTAATTCCCACTGCTTTTGAACCGGGGATATGGCGATATTGTTTTTACGCGACAGGTAGTATTCTGCCGTTCATGCAAGACACTTTCAACCGCGTGCCGGTAAAAGTAAATAATATCATCATCGATAGTGTGGAATATGCAGAATACGATTCTGTTGAGGAATTAAGAGATTTACCCGAAGACAGAAATGGATGGGTCAATTGCGGTAGCGTTGTTTATATACGCAATGTTGGTTACAAGCCGCCATTTGTTGTTTGCCTGATGAAGTATGGCCTTATCTTGGGCTTTACAAATGGAAGCCCAGTGTTAATAGATGACATAATGTACAGACCTAGCCTTTTATCCGCGCCTATAGTATCGCAGAGTGCTGATGCCTTCACTTACGACCGAATGAAATTCATCAGCGATAGTATAGTTTTAGAAAATACCAAAGGCCAATTTGACGATGTGCAAAGTATGTTTGGCAACGAATTCAACCTGCTTGCCGGCTCAATCATAGACGGTGAGTTATCAGATTTTACTATGCTGGCTCAGTATTACATCTCAAACATATCAGTTGCGTTGGATAAAGCGACATTCTACCTTAAAGATAAACGGGAAAGGCTATCGGCGAAGATTCCAAATAGGCAGTATAGTGAAATTGATTATCCTAAAATAGATGATAATCTAACAGGCAAAGATATGCAGGAGGTTTACGGCCGCTGTTTTGGCGTTTCCGGAGTCTGTTTGCATGGGAAACAGATTTATATCAGCGGCAGCAGCGGACCAAGACTGGATCAATACAGGTTTAGGTTTTCAAGCCGGATAACAAGGGTAGATCGGATCATAGTGAAGATGACTGCCGGAGAAGTTGCAGACATCGACGGGCAGCCAGGAGATACAGTAAGGGTTGACGGTTGGACAACAGTATATCAAAGAGTAAAGCCTAATGACGGATCGCCGGATGATTGGCCAGGGAACTACCCGCGCTGGAAGCCTGGTATAAATTGCGGGGAAGGCCCAGAGGCGTATATAAACGGTGTATTGGTTCCAAATAATACTGATTTGTTGAATAGGGGCGAAATAACCCTCCCTTATGAAGTGGCAAAGCAAGGTGGAGTATACGAGAACAGTATCAATGAAGTCCGCATGGACGGCATATTCATTGATAAAAAAACGCCGTTGGAAATTATTACCGACATCATGGACAAGTATGCCAGTATTCCATTTGATGAAAGGCGGTATAACATAAATGAGATAACCGAAGAGCTTACACCCCTTAATCATGAAATAGGGATAATGTTCGATAAGTCTATATCCGTATATGAGGCTATAGAAAAACTACAAGGCGGATGCGCTCTCGGTTTTCAATTTCATGTTTATGAAAATCTTTTTACTGCACGGTTGGATAATCCAAATCGCTCATCTGTAAATAAAATTATTTTGCCTACAGATATTAAAAACTTGAATGAAGTGGAAGTTGATTGGAACGCCGACCTTTATGGTACTTATACAGATATTGAATATCGCTACGATTATGGCGAAGGGTCAGGACGGTACTTGATCGACAAATCGCTGCGACAGCAAATATTAAACCTGCACCGCGTCGAAAAAGAGTGGTCTGTTCATACGTTGCTTGCTGAGATAGACGATGCGCAGTTAAGAAGTAATATTTTACTCGAAGATTTTTCCGAGATGCATCCATTGATAAAGAATATAAAATTGCTCGGTAGAAAATGGTTCGAACTTAGAGTTTATGATATTTATTACATTGATTTCAGAATACTTGGAGAAGAAAAAGACAAATATCCACACAACCTAATTAGGTTAATTGAGTATGTGGGAGATGAAAGGTTTGTATCGTCATGGTATAAAAAGAATGAGTACGTGACTTTTATAAACGACGAAGTAAAAGAAAATATCGATAAACGTGATTTTGTGGGAAGCCTGCGCTGTCAGATTTTGCGTATCGAATCTGATACACAGACAGGAATAACGACTATTGACGTAAGAGTCAGAAAGGAGAGCGAGGTATGGGCAGCAGCATAATAGGGCAAAGATGGGAAGTATACAATTACGATAGTGATATTATTAAAACCAGAGTTCCAAAAAAAGGGGAAATGTTTGTAATTAAAAATACCCCGCAATTTGGAACTGTCGGCTTGGCTCTTGTTGGCGATGGAGAGAAAAATGTAGTTCAATTATATCAGTTTTGGGATGATCTTTACACATCACCGGAAGAATTGGCAGAAGCTATAGAAGCTCACAATACAGATACTAATTCACACAAAATAACAGTACAAGACGATACGATTTCGGATGCTCTGCCGGCAACAAATACGCCATTAACTATAACGAGTCTTTTTCAGAAACTGCGTGATAATATAAAATTTTTGTTTGAGAAAAAAGCAAATATTGAAAGCCCGACGTTTACAGGCATACCGAGAGTGCCGAATAAGAACGACGGGCCCGTCAACGACGGCATGTTGATTGCTACAGAAGCGCAGGTATACAACGAAGCTCAAGCAAGGGCAAACGCGGACGCGCAGTTGCAGACGAACCTAGACAACGAAGCTGCCACGCGAACCAACGCTGATGCGCAGTTAGACGAGAGAATCTCCCGTGTTGAAAACATGGGGGATTATGTCGGCGCGTTTAACACATACGCATTGCTGCCGAAAAACATCAGCGGTTTCCCGCAGGGAATAACGGTAAACGATTTCACTACCATCAGAGCCGATGAAACAAACGGCAACGCGACTACCAGGTATGTTGTTTCATCAATTGCTCCAGATGGGACTATTACATGGACCTATGACCTAACATATACGGGCGATATATCAGGCAAGACCGACAAAGTAGCAAACGCGGCTAACAACAACTTCGCCGCCTTGGACGCGGGCGGGAACTTAAAAGACAGCGGCAAAAAGCCTGCCGATTTTGCGCCCGCGAACGCTGCATTGACCGCAGAAAGTGGCACGGGCACGGACGTGGCGACCGGAGCGGTTGCATCTGCTTCTGTTGCTTCAATACTGCAATCGATATGGGGCAAAATCCGGCAGGTGGTAAATGCTAAAGCGGATAAAAGTCATACCCATGCCATAGCCGATACAACCAATCTACAAACTACGTTGGACGGTAAGGCAAGCCTGTCGGGTTTGTTAAAGATGGCTAACATCCAAACCGGCAATCTGTTTTTCGAAGGCAATTGGTCGTTCTCTTCATCGGGAGTTCTAACGAAGGGTAATAGCCTTGATGATAGACTTATATCATTACCTGTCGATAAAACTCAAAGTACCACCGGCTTAATAACCTGGGTAAATGACGGGGCGGCATGGCCTACAATAACAGGTTTAGGCTCCACGCCGAATATTGCCGGCGGGTACTCGATAACAATCCCGAAAAATACGGCAATTATCGGAAGGCATACCAAAGGCGGCAATCATACCGCGGTGGCTTTGTACGCGTTAGTGTATAATCAAACAAATTCAACTGAATTATTGCAGCCGGGCGATATAATTCTTTGCGCAAGACCACCGGATACGCCGGATATATTACAGCTCGGCAACGGATTAGCCATCGGCAGGGGAGTCAGCATTGTTAACGGGGGAGTTTCCAACTCTATAAGTAATATGGTTAACATCCAAACCGGCAACTTAATATTCGGCGGCGACTGGTCGTTTTCTTCATTGGGTGTTCTGACAAAAGGCAGTACGGATATAGACAGGCTTACATCAATACCGGTTAGTAAAGCGCAAAGTTCGAGCGGGTTAATTGACTGGGTAACATATGGGGCGCCGTGGCCGGCAATAACAGGTTTAGGCTCCACGCCGAATATTGCCGGCGGGTACTCGATAACAATCCCGCCGTTAACGGCAATCATAGGAAGGCATACTAGAGGGGGAGATCGGCACGCCGTCGCTCTTTACGCGTTAGTGTATAATCAAACAAATTCAACTGAATTATTGCAGCCGGGCGATATAATTCTTTGCGCAAGAATACCGGATATTCCGGATATATTACAGCTCGGCAACGGATTAGTCATCGGCAGGGGAGTCAGCATTGTTAACGGAATAGCTACCGACTCCAATAAAGCAAACACCGCAAGCCCGACATTTACCGGAACGCCGACTTGCCCTACGCCGTCAATGCCGTGATTACTCTCCTCCGTATGCGACATCTTGCCATGTTGCAGAGCCGACAGTAATTTCTGTCCAGTTGATAATGCCGTTAATTGAGTGCGCAATTTTACCTGATTGGCCAACAGCAACCCATCTGGTATTCAAGCCATCGCCGTAGGCGATACCTCGCCAATTTTTATTTATATCAATAAGTGTCCAGTTAACGCCGTCGGCTGAATCTGCTATCATACCGCCAATGCTAACAGCCTCCCATTTGCCGTTGCCGTATGCGACATCTTGCCAACCCATTATATCATTACCTTCTGACGTGAGCGCCCAACTGCCTTTAGTTATTTGCGTCCAGTTAACGCCGTCTGTTGAATAAGCTATTTTGCCGCCATAGCCACTAGTGGTATCGAAGCCGACTGCCACAAATCTGCCGTGGCCGTATGCGACAGCTTTCCACCATATCCGGCTGGTGGTTATTTCTGTCCAGTTAATACCGTCTGTTGAATAAGCTATTTTGCCTGTAATTGTAGAACCACCCGTCCCAAAACTACCATCGCTACTTCCAACCGCTACCCATCTGCCGTTTCCGTATGCGATACCTCGCCAATTTGTACTACTTAAAGTAATTACTGCCCAGTTAACGCCGTCTGTTGAATGTGCCATTGCGCCAGCATTGCCAACCGCTGTCCATCTGCCGTTTCCGTAGGCGACATCGTTCCACCAACTGCCTTTAGTTATTCGCGTCCAGTTAACGCCGTCTGTTGAATGCGCAATTGCACCACCGTGCCCAACCGCCACCCATCTGCCGTTTCCGTAGGCGACGCTCTGCCATGTACCGCTTAAAGTAACTTCCGTCCAACTAATACCGTCGTTAGAGTGCGCTATTTTGCCGCCACTTGAGACCGCTACAAAAATATTACCAACAACCCGCAGCCTCCAAGCCGCATCCATAACCGCCTTAATATCGACCATTTGTAATGTCGCGTAACTGCCCGTGCCGTAGCTGGTCCTGCCGCCGTTGGCCTTGTCAATCATTTTTAACAAATATTCGCAGTTCGCTATTTGAAGCTCCGTGCCCGGCACAGGAACATAATTAGTCCCCCAGATTTCATTTATCGTGTTCAATACGTATGTGCAGTTAGCAACTTGTCCCATTTCCCCCTCCGTATAATCATCGCTTTCCTGGGGCATGTCCTTTATTGTAAGATTTATAATGCTAATTATCAATAGAAATCATTGACATTTTAGAGAAAAATGCCTTATAATCTGAATAAGAGCTGACTGAGATACAGAGGCCCTTTATGTCGATGCGGAGTGATCCGTGTTGTCATAGAGGGCCTTTTTTATTGTTTGTTGGGAGGCAAACGACTAATGAACGAATTTGACCATATCGTGCAAAACAAAGACGAGCCGATAGCTTTAATCGTGCTGGGATTAATGGTTGTCTGGAAAATCGTTGAAATGGTTTTTAAATTTGGATTCCCTCTGTTTACAAAAAAAAATAAAAAAACCGTCGAACAAATATTTGCCGAAGACGCGAAGGAAAGAAAAGAGAGGCAAACCGAGGTAGACGAAAGGCTGGATAAAATAGACGAAAATATAGAAAAACTATATACCGAGATCGGTGATCTCGAAGAACGGTATGCCGATGTTTCGCAAGGAACGCTGGAAAACTTAATGTTCGATGAAAACAGATCAATTTTTGTCCGCTTAAAATCTTTTATGAGGCTTATCGCAATGAGAGTGAACGGAGAAATAAAAGCCTACGGGTTCAAACTCGTTTTAGAGCATAAAGATATTTGGAGATACGTCCAGGGTGCGCATTTGGAATTAAAGATAATTGATCAAAAATATTTTGATGACACTATGGAAGACATAGAAAAAAGAATTTTCAGGTATTAGGAGTGAACCATGAGCAAGTCCATGGCCTTATTAATAGGATTGCTTTTAATTGCATTGTTTGGAGCAGCGGCATTTATCTGGCCTGAAAGTATAGCGGCACTGCCGCCCGTGCTTACGGCAATTGTAACGCTTGTTAGTGCATATATTGGTTTGCAAGTCGTTAACAACGGCGTCAAAGGACACAACTGGAATCAAGAAATGTTTGATAGCGAAAATAGACATAAAGAAGGGAGGGAGAAAGATGGGAGTAAATAGAAGCATTAGCGCGTTAAAGCCGGAACTTGCCGCCGCTGTAAGACGATTTTTAGTGCGCTGCGAAGAAGAAAAAATATCGGTATTAATCATTGAGACCGACAGAACGCAAGCAATACAAGACGCTTATTACGCGCAAGGCAGGCAGAACATCGAAGTAGTAAACCAGCTACGCCAATCTGCTGGGCTATATCTGTTAAAAGAGCGGGAGAATACGGTAATCACAAACGCCAAGGTATCAAATCATACTGGCGGCAATGCTATTGACATAGCACCGGAAATACCTGATAAGCCAGGCTATCCTTGGTGGAATGCTCCTACCAAAGTTTGGGAGAGCATTGGAGCGTTAGCTGAAACCTGCGGCCTTGACTGGTGCGCCGGAGGATATGGCCAAACGTGGGGAAAGGGCTGGGACAACCCTCACTTTGAGTTAATGAGGGGATAGCATGAATGAAAAAATCAAGTTTGCTGGTATTGGTTTTATTATTGGCGTTATCCTATCCCTTGTTCTGTCAGGAATTTACCTCCATCAATCAGGATATGGATCAATTAGAGACTCTGATTATAGATACACTGAGGAACATGGAAGAACAACAGAAACTATTGGACGACTTGAGCGAGAGCTTGAGCGAGAGCGAGAGCTTAATCAGCAGTTACGAGAGCATAATACAAGAGCAAAAGAGATCACTGGCGAACTTACAGGCGCGTCTGAACGAAATGTCAGAAATTTACAGGACGCAGTCGGCCTTATCCGCGAGATACGAGAGAAGCTCAAAGTTCTGGAGAGCTTTTACACTGATAGCGGTTCCGGTAGCGACGGGCTTGGGTATATGGCTGGGGATTAGTTTAGCAAGATAGTGAAGGTAATATGGACTGTTGCATTCATCCAGATATTGATATTCATTCCGCTACAAGGGCGCCAAGATGCGGCATTATAAAAGAGCAAGCTATTCAGAAAAACGCATTAATATCCATTCATATTCTGGACGACCATCGTCATATATTGTATCTATATTATAAAATCTATATACGATGATGTCTCCGTTCTCCGAAAGCCAGTCAAGATATGATATATATAAATTTTGCGGGTATGGCATAACGAAAGGCCACTTTTCAACAAATTCATAGTTAAAAATTTTTATTTCATTATAACGGTCATATATTATGCCTCCTTTTGAATATACGCCAATGCCAGTTGAGTGACCGGGAACATTTTTTAGCGTCGAGGTGAAGAAAACGTCGTCATATTTGTTCTCTGAAAATGCAATAAAGCCGTTCTCTTCGTTTTTATCGAACGGCCACGGATTATCCTTGTAAGGCCAATATATATTATACCATTTTCCGCCTAAAAGCCGCCGATCAATATCTGTGCCTTGTTCTGGTTCCTGTTCAGGTTCCTGTTCATTGTTTTGTTTTTTTGCTTGATCCTCTTCGCAGCTAAAAAAAATAATCGTTATTGTAAACAGAATCAAAATAACTAAAGAAAAGATACGCTTCATGATTACCTCCAAATTAATTATAATACAAATAACCGGTTTTTCAATCATCGGTAAATATGCCTATAAAAAAATAGGGAAATTACCTTACTGCTCTTAAGTTCTTCAATTCTCGCTGATAGAAGCGGTCAAACTTCCGCGCCTCTGCTTCGTCATAAAATCTAAAAACTTTGGCGTATTCGTTTTTTTCTACTGCCTTGGCGCCCTCAAAAAGCAGGCCTTCATAATAGCGGCGGTCGCCAGGTGAAATGCCTTCTGTGAATGAAACTAGCGGCGAATTACCAGCATATATCTGTGACCCTTTTATTTTAATATTCTTGTATTTCCTTTTTTTTGGAGGCGCTCCGCGTGACCATTCTTCAAATTCGCGTTTGCTCATGTCCTTAATATTCCTGAACACTTCACGTTTTGTGTAATGCTCAAGAGCGCGGCCGAGGAATGGCAGCTTTGTTGGTCCGTCGTCATCCGAAAAACCAATGCGGTCCAGATCGGCGCGGTGTTTGATATAGGCCTCGCCAACGTATTCCCAATTATACAGACTGGACCGTGCCATGCCAGTATCATCAGCTAAATTGTCAATATATTCGCCAAATTTCTTAAAGCCGAGGTCTATAAAAAGGCCGCTTACGTCTACCCGGTATAGGGCAATCCCCATCGCCATAATGGAGAGCTTGACGCCTCGGATGGCTTCTCGGAGGCCGGCGTCTACTTCTGCCGCGTCCACTGAGTAGGCAAAGTCCAAGCTAAATTGGCCGCCTACGATTTTCTTGGCTGGTTTCTTCGGGCCATCGTAAAAATTTTGAATTGCTTTCGTTCCCATATTGACCCTCCGTGCAGTTAACGTACAGTTATCGTGCAGTTATAATTCTATTATGCGCCTATTGCGCCTATTGAAACAAGTGGGTATAATAGAAGAAAACAATGAAGAGATGTATTTCCTTACCATATAAAGACTTATAAATACGACAAAAGCGAGCCGGCCTTAGACTCTTAATCTGCGGGTCGAAGGTTCGATCCCTTCGCGGCTCAATCTGTTAAGTCTTTACTGGATAAAGATTTATAGAATAACTGCCCAGTGAAAGGGTGTTATAACTTATTCACTTTTCTAAAATGGCACATGGCTGGCACATGGAACCAGCCCGGTGCTCTTTGATTAGGAGTCTGTTATGCTTCCTTTCTCTGTCTTCCTTCGTGGAAAGCGTCCGTATTATTATGTCGCTTTCAAAAATGAAGAAACCGGTTGT